CATAAGTCTTGCATTCATAAATGTATGATTTTGTCACTCTTGACTTCTTCTTTGGTGGTGCAGTTTGTTTCTCTGGTTTAACTTCAACCACATAGGTTTTAATCTTACCAGTAGACTCTTTTACCTTGATAAGAAAGTCTGGAAAATATCTATGAACTCTATTATCGATTGGAGAGATGTATGGGATACAAAATTCTTCGGATCCCCATGCTAAAATGTTCTCGTTGAGGTCACACCATCTACAAAATTTGCGTTCCCAACTACTTCGGCATATAATATTACTTGCATCACCCTTATATTTCATTGGATGCGAAGGTTTGTATTTACTTTTTATACTTTCTCCCATACATAGTATATAAGGTAAAAACTATTTAGATGGAAGCGTTCATTAAGTCAATTAGTGATATTAAAAACTCTGTCTTGCAACCGGCACAAACTTCTCAATATTATGTTGAGATTCCAGTGCCTCCATTGCTGTCAAGTCAAATGAGACCGTTTTTATTTAATGATAAAGATAAGATCAATCTTCTCTGTTGTGAAACAAGTCTCCCTGGTGTAAGTTTGGCTACATCATTAAATGATAATGATAGAACTGGTGTGACAGAAGAGTTTGCATACAGAAAAAACTTTGATCGTAGAATTGATTTTACGTTTTATGTTGATGCTGATTACTATACACCAATAAAATACTTTGAAGCATGGATGAAGTATATTGCAGGTGAAGATTTATCAGAGGGATCATTATCTAATAATAACTACCATTATAGATTCCGCTATCCGTCTGAATATACATGTCAACAGGGATTAACCATCACAAAATTTGAAAGAGATGTATACAGAGAGCAACCTAAAGGTTATTATAGTCCTGGGGGAGGTTTGATGGCATATAAATTTGTAAGAGTTTTTCCTGTCTCTATCAACTCAATGCCAATCACGTATGAGGCATCGCAGTTACTTAAAGTGACAGTTACGATGTCTTACTTACGATATTACATCACAGAGGTTGAGGATGCTCAGAGAGGCGGTATTAAAGATGACTTTGAGTTAGGATTTGGTGATAGTCCTTTTAAACAAGCTGCTTTAAATACCAACTCAGGATTAAACACACCTAGTACACTTACAGGTCAAGGTGGACGACCCCTTGGTGATACCACAATTCGCAACAACGGTCGTCGTCGTGCCCTGGGTGGCAGAGTCCGATAATCCTTCTAAATAATCACACTGAAAAAACTTTATAAAACATCATGCCATTACCAAAGATTGCTACACCAACTTATGAACTTGAGTTGCCATCGTCAGGAGAAACAATACAATACAGACCCTTCTTAGTAAAAGAAGAAAAACTTCTTGTCATCGCTCTTGAGAGTGATGATACTAAGCAGATTACAACTGCCATCAAATCAGTTATCA